ATAAAATAGCTAGTAAATTAATAGAAGTGTGTCCTTTAATTACTATAAGTTTTTTACTAGTATCGTAAATTGGATTTGGTTTTTCACCTACCGCATGTATTAGGTTACCCTTAACTGATATTGTGTTAAAGTATTGAGTCCAGTAATCAACTACTAAAATAAAACGTTTCTTGTCTGTCCAATTGCCGTCGTCCTGTACTATTTTAAAATTACTAAAGTCATCTATATTCAAACTCATTTCATTCTCCAATCAATTTATATTAGTATGTATCCGGAAAAGAGCTTGACTTCTGCTGAAAGTGGTAGTATAATATAAGAGTTATATAACAAAAAGGAGAAATTCATAATGTCAGATAAAATATTCAATCAAGATGAAAAACTAAAACTAATTCAAATTATTAACGAAGGCATGACTGTAATGCAAGAAGTCGAAGACCTGAGTGCCGGTCTTAGTGAAACAGTTAAAGCTATTTCGGAAGAAATGGAAATTAAGCCATCTGTACTTAAAAAAGCAATCCGGACAGCACACAAAGGAAACTATAGCGAAATTACTAGTGACCAAGAATTGTTAGATACTATATTAGCAACTGTTGGCCGTGCTTAATGGAAAATATAAAAAGATTTTGGATTGACTCATATACTAGCGATAAAACAGCATTCGGGTTTGAGCTTATTAGTTTCATATTTACAGTTGCGGCAAGTTTAACTTTGGCCTTAACAGCGTTAGACCCAAACATGAAATTAATATATCCGTTTTTCCTTGTTGGATCGAGTACTCAATGCTATGCTTCAATGAGAAGAGGAGCGGCTTGGGTAATGCTATTAACAGGTTGGTTTGTGGTTGTTAACATATTCGGATTCCTGGTAGCCGTAGAATGGATTTAGATAATTACTATTACAGGAGCAACCGTTAATGTATGTAGACGCTTTCTTTGATCGACAACGAGATAGGATTCATATCGTTGAGCGGGATATCAATCAACAAAGACAATACCAAGAACATCAAGCAAAGTATGTAATGTACTATGATGATCCTGCGGGTAAATTTAAAAGCATCTATGGTGATCCAGTAAGTCGGATTCAATGCCGTAGTAACAAAGACTTTAGACGAGAAAAAGCACTTCATATAAATGTTAAAACGTATGAATCAGATATGAATCCTGTATTTCGTTGCTTAGAAGAAAACTATTTAGGGCAAAATGCTCCAAAACTACAAATAGCATTCTTTGACATTGAAGTTGACTTTGATATTAACAAGGGATTTAGCCCACCGGACGATCCGTTTAATCCAGTTACAGCAATTTCAATATATCTCCAATGGGCTGAACAGTTAATCACATTGTTAACGCCTCCGCGGGGTATGTCAAAGGAAGAAGTTGATAAAATATCAAGTAAATTTGAGAACACATTTGTATTTGAAGAAGAAGCAGACTTATTAAAAACTTTCTTAGATATTATTGAAGATGCTGACGTATTAAGTGGTTGGAATAGTGAAGGTTATGATATTCCTTATATGGTTAATAGAGTCAAGCGAGTATTGAGCAAAGACGATACACGACGTTTCTGTTTGTTAGGACAATTTCCTAAAGAACGGAGATTTGAACGGTTTGGTAAGGAACAACAAACTTTTGATTTAATAGGCCGTGTACACATGGACTATATGCAACTTTATCGAAAATACACATATCATGAAATGCATTCTTATTCATTAGATGCGATTAGTGAATACGAGCTAGGCGAACATAAAGTACAATATACAGGCACACTTGACCAATTGTTTAATAATGATTGGGAAAAGTTTATTGAATATTCTAGACAAGATACAATGCTATTACATAGATTAGATGAGAAACTTAGATTTGCTGATTTAAGCAATGAACTAGCTCATTCTAATACAGTTTTAATACAAACTACAATGGGTGCTGTGGCTGTTACAGAACAAGCAATTATTAATGAGGCTCACGAGCAAGGCTTTGTAGTTCCGGATAGGCGCAAACACGAAGGCAATACGTCAGCGGCAGGAGCCTATGTAGCATATCCTAAGAAAGGGTTACACGACTGGATTGGTGCTATTGATATTAACTCACTATATCCAAGTGCCATTAGAGCATTAAATATGGACCCAGCAACTATTGTAGGACAACTTAGACCAGATTACAATGACGCTCATGTTAACGAAGCTATGGGCAACAAGAAAACATTTGCCGAAGCGTGGGAAGGTAAGTTTGGTAGTACAGAATACCAAATGGTAATGGACCAAGACAAGGTGGATGAAATTGTTGTTGAATGGGAGAAAGGACCGAACGAAATATTAACAGGTGCTGAAATTTATAAAAAAATCTTCTTAAATGGCAACAAGTGGGTGTTAAGTGCTAACGGTACTATTTTTACACACGAAACAAAAGGTATTATTCCTGGATTACTAGAACGCTGGTATAAAGAACGACAGGGTATTCAAAAACAAAAGATAGACGCTAAATCACCAGAAGAAAGAGCGTTCTTTGACAAACGACAACTAGTTAAGAAGATTAACTTGAATAGTTTGTATGGTGCTATTCTTAATCCAGGTTGTAGATTCTTTGACAAACGTATTGGACAAAGTACGACACTAACTGGTAGAACTATTGCTAAATTTATGAGTGCTAAAGTTAATGAAATTATCACAGGTGAGTTTGATCATCGAGGTGATAGTATTATATATGGCGACACAGACTCTGTGTATTTTAGTGCCTGGCCCGTAGTTAAAGATGCTGTAGCAGAAGGCGAAATGGATTGGGATAAGGATATATGTGTTAAACTGTACGATAACATCTCTGAACAAATTAACGAGGCATTTCCTGTACACATGAAAGAGGCATTTAATTGCCCAAGAGCGAATGGAGAGATTATACAAGGTGGTAGAGAGATTGTTGCTATCAAGGGATTGTATATTACAAAGAAACGTTATGCTTGTTTAATTTATGATTTAGAAGGAGCACGTTTAGATAAAAATGGACCTGGTAAAGTAAAAGCTATGGGGTTAGATCTTAAACGTAGTGATACGCCAAAGGTAATACAAGACTTCTTAAGTGATATATTATTAGGTGTACTTACAGGTGATGAACGTATAACAGTTGTTGATAAGATTCGAGACTTTAAACAAGACTTTAAACATAGACCTGCTTGGGAGAAAGGTTCCCCTAGGCGTTGTAATAACCTAACAAAGTTTACTGAAGCAGAAAGACGTGAGGGTAAAACAACTATGCCAGGCCATGTTAGAGCAAGTATGAATTGGAATACGCTGTGTAGAATGCATCACGACAAATACAGTGAAGCTATTATGGATGGTCAAAAGGTTATTGTTTGCAAACTAAAACCTAATCCATTGGGATTTGTAAGTGTAGCATATCCAACAGATCAATTACACTTGCCGCAATGGTTTAAAGAGTTACCGTTTAATGATGCTGAAATGGAAAACACCGTAATTAGTAATAAAGTAGAAAATTTATTAGGTGTGCTAAAATGGGACATAACAAGTGACACCGATACATCAACAACGTTTGATTCGTTGTTTAATTTTGAATAAGGACGTATTATGATAGTAAGTGTAACAGGTAGCAGAGGATTTATCGGTAGTAGACTAACTGAACTGTTAAAAGAGGCAGGACATACTGTTATCGAATGGGATCGAAATATTAGCGAAGAACGAGATATAGAGCATTGGAGACCTGAAAACTGCGAAGCTGTTGTACATTTGGCAGGATACGCAAATGTTCGAAAAAGTTTAGAAGACCCGGAAAAATATTGGTACAATAATGTCGAGTTAACTAAACAATTATTTTACCTAGCACATGTCAACAATCTTAAAGTAATCTACGCTAGTAGTTCATGTGCTAAAAAGTGGTGGCTATCACCATACGGTACAAGCAAGAAAGCTATGGAGTTGATATCACCTCCTAGAAGTTTAGGTATGAGATTTACAACCGTATACGGACCTGGTAGTAGAGCAGATATGTTAATTGGTCGCATACGGGATAAAAATCTAAAATATGTTACAGATCACATTAGAGATTTTATTCATGTAGATGACATATGTAGTGCTATTATTAAAAACCTAGACAATGATATCATAGGCGGATCAATTGATGTTGGTACAGGCACCGGAACAAAAGTAAGCGACCTAGCTAAATTAACCGGCCTTGATCTTCCTGTACAGGAAGGCGACCCGTGCGAAGCATTAGAAAATGTAGCAGACATAGGACCACTGTCGTCAACTGGTTGGAAACCTAAATACAATGTAGAAGATTACATTAGGGAAATATTATGAAATTTATTATAGCAGGGTATGGGTTCGTTGGTAGTGCTATTGGAGATATATTATCTAAGCACCACACAGTAATACCTGTAGACCCGAGACTTAATAATAATAAAATAGAAGATCATTTACACGATTGTGATGGCATTGTAGTTGCTGTAAGTACTCCACCAGATAACAACGGTAATTGCGATGCTAGTAACATACACAATGTACTAGAACAAGTAGTTTGGCCTGAGGATACTGAAGCAAATTTTAATAATCCAATTCCAATTTTAATTAAAAGTACAGTACCATGGACTATATTAGAACCGTTAGCTGAAAAGTATAATATTACATACTATCCGGAATTCCTAAGAGAAGAAACAGCATTGGAAGATTTTATTAATCAAAAATATTGTATACTAGGTGGCAAGAAAACACAGATTTGGACAGACTTATTACGAAACGAATTACCATTAGTTGAACACATACACACCTGTACTGTACAAGAAGCAAGTATTGTAAAGTATTTCGCTAATAGTTACTTGGCAACTAAACTTACATTCTTTAATCAATTGTTTGAGTTATGTAATGAAGTAGATGCTGATTACGACACAGTTAGTAACTTGTTGGGACTGGATAAAAGAATTGGGAACGGTCATACAACTGTTCCTGGTAATGATGGTAAGTTTGGTTGGGGAGGACATTGTTTTCCAAAAGACACCCAAGCATTATTAAATGTAGCGAAAGAATTGGGTATAAATTTATCGCTACTAGAGAAGACTGTTGAATTAAATGAAATTCATCGAAAAAAGACTTGACTTTATGGTACGAAACAAGTTATAATATAACATAAACGGAGGAAACTACATGAAAGACTATTTACAAGATATTGTACAACATACACACGGACTAGGATTTATTGATCTAGTTAAAGTTGAAGGTACAGACGAAGGAACAACATTGGAAGGATTAGCAGAAGATCGTTCTGTTATTATTAAAGCAAACTTTAAAAACACAGTAGCAGAGTTTATAGGTACTTTTGGTATGCCGAACCTAAATAAACTAGACTTGTTATTAAAAATACCAGTCTATAAAGAAAATGCTAAACTCGAGTTACAAAAGCAAGATCGCAACGGTGAAACAGTACCAGTAGGTATACACTTTGAAAACGAAGGTGGCGACTTTACTAATGATTATAGATTTATGACTAGTGAACTTATCAGCGAAAAACTCAAAAGTGTTAAATTCAAAGGTGTTGAGTGGACAGTAACATTTGAACCAACAATGGCGGCAGTACAACGATTAGCTTATCAGGCACAAGTACATTCTGAAGAATCAACATTTATTGCTAAAACTGTTAATGGTAATTTAGAATTTGTGTTTGGTGATCATTCTACACACGCTGGTAGCTTTGTATTCCAACCTGACGTTGAAGGCAAACTAACACACGCTTGGGCATGGCCTGTATTACAACTACAAGCAATTTTGAAACTGCCAGGTGATAAAACTATAATGTTCTCAGATCAAGGGGCCGCACAAATTAATGTTGATAGTGGACTTGCTGTTTACGAATATATATTACCAGCACAAAGTAAGTAGGAGAAATAAATGTTAGCAAGTTTTATGTATGTTGGGCGAGAAGCCTTAGAAATGATGTTTTTGTTGTTTATGATTACAGCAACAGTATCGTTAGATAAGAAGATGATTACCGCAGGAGCAGTCGGATTGCTTAGTGGTGCGGTAGGTGGAATGCTATTAGGTGAATTTTTAGAAGACTACGAAGTAATCATGTACGCCTTATTAAGTGGATTAATGCTTTACTTATTTTTTACAAGCAATAATTTACCAGCACACATTAAGGGTCACGTTCAAGCTATTGCTGATAATACAGCAACGGTTTGGGCAGGAATGTTTACAGTATGGTTTATATTCTTTAGAGAGAGCATGGAAATATTTACATTTATGTTTTCAAAGAGCGAAGCTGTAAGTTGGGCAGGAGCCGGCTTTGCTGTAATATTTGTTTCGGGACTATACAAAGTACTAGAAAATTATAAACACACAAAAGAATTATTTACAATCACACGTTACGCATTTTTGGCGTTTGCGATGTGGTTCGGATATGAGGCATTTGAACATTTTACTGGACAATAGATATGAGCAAATTAGCAACTGACTTAACAAC